TAATACCCCCAAATTGAATCCCCTATTTGGTTGCCATTTATGTCGTTCCTATATAGGCACCAACCATTTCTCCTGTCCATGAAGTACAAAACCAAAACTGATCCATCAGTCAATTTTACCTCCCTGAACTTATGAAGATTATTATTGTTATCTTTTTTCCAATTTAGCCTCATAACTTAATTGTCCTTTCTTCGCACCACTCATTGATAAGTTGTTTATAATTTTGTGCTTGTCTGTAAACGTCAAACTCCGATGACCACAGGCATTCTTGACCATTTAACAGATCCACTCTCCATGACGGTTCCCCATCAGAATCTGTAAATTTTGTGATCTTAATTTTACGATCTTTCTTGAACCTGATTGATGCAAATTTCTTCAGTGCATCTATCAGACCTACAGATTCAGCATATGAATGCAAATCTTCGGCAAACGTAGGTTGGTGATCCTCAATCGGTATTATGTTGAAATCCATTTTTTATTGTCCTTTTCTAACAAGGGGGACTATGCCCCCGCAATTGCGTATTTGTTCAAAGTGTTCTCTAAGCCGTTCTCCAAAATTTCCTCGGCAAGATCATTACCAAGTAGCTTGAGGTATTCGCATTGGATCTTGGTTTCAATTGAAGGTTTGTCCAGTAACGTGTCGATGCTTACCCCGAGCAAGTCACAAAACCATGCGCTCTTATCTTCCTTCAATGCTGCCCACTCTTTGGCGTCATTCAAACAAGGGGTGTATTCGATGATATCCAACTCTTGCTTGTTTGTTTCCCAGTTGAAGAATCGTTCTTTGATTATTATTTTCATGTCTTTTTAAGTGACCCTTAACGGCGTCAGTCCAGATACTGTAAAGACTGTTGTCTGTCTTGTAAAGACATTTATGAAAAATAAATGAAGAAAGTTTTTGCATACGGAGTGTAAGGAGGTTAAATTAACCGAATAACGATAAATAAGACCGCAAATGTCCTATCTTTTAAAATATAACACAAACAATGACTGACGTAATTGAGCTTACTCGATCTTTCACTAAGGAAGAAAAGCGGATAATAATAATAAAATTAAGAGAAACCGCCTCTAAACTAGAGGAGTCTATTTCTTTACCGATTCAATCGCCCGAGCAACCGCAAGTTCGACAAGTTTCTCAATCTTTTCCTCATCGATAGCCCCATCAATCGGGCCTTTGCCGGCTAATATTCGCCGAGCAGCATTGTGACGATCTTTCTCGTCCTTTGCTAAGAGTCTGGCTGATAGGTCAGGCAAATAATCTTCAATCAAAACCTCAATAATCTCGGTCATTGAGTGACCAAGATCGTCACTTGCATTTTTCAATGCTATCCCAACTTCATTCTTTAATCTGAAGTTGTAGAGTTTTGTTTTTGCTTTTTTAGAGGCAGCCACTGGCAGGATACTCTCATCAATTTAGCTACTGTAAAGACATTTAGTTGAGATTAATTCTCAATTTCCTAAGAAATACGCACAAAAAACGTAATGCTTAAATTTTTAATCACTGAACACAAGTAGTTTAACTGATTTTTTTTTTGAAATACTTCTTGCTTTACATAAAGACGAAGGTAAAGATGCTTCCGGCGCCAACAAGGAGGCACCATCATGGCAAAACTACTAATGAATTTTCGGTTCTCACCGGAAAATGCGGAACGGCTCAAAAAGCTCGCCATCCTCCGCAAATGTTCAATGACGGACATACTCGAGGATGCAATAGGCAATATGAGGTTAACAAAGAAACGTAAAACAAAATGATTGAGTACAAAACACCACTTTCAATTGTAATATGGCACAGATTATTTGTGGCTAGTACGGTTGTAATTATCGGACTCCTCGCTTTTTGGGGAGATGAGAAGAGTGCCTCGGGGACGGCAGCGGACACTGCCGGCGTTACCCCCGAGGCTAGGACAATAATAACGCAAAGCCACCGTGTCACTCCGGTGATGGCGGGGCAACCTAAATAGTAATATGGGAGAGAAATGGACAGTAAGTGCTGGGCCGGCGAGGGAGATTCATCCTGCTGGCGTTTATGAAGCGGTCATTGTTGATCAATGGCAATGGGACGGAACGAACAAGACCACTGGTGCTGACATCAGCAAGCAAGTGTTCACGTTTGAAACGTCAGAGAAGATGGATGATGGGCGACCATATCATCATTCGGAGTTCGTTCGCATTCCTGAAAAATCGTTCAACACTGCAAGCAATCTATACAAGTTTGCAGAGGCATATGACGGTTTGACGAGTGTGGATGGCAACGTGGAATTTGATCCTGAAAATATGATCGGGAAAAAATTCCACATCCAAATTGACCACAGTAATTGTGGCAATTATGCCAACCTCGGGAAAAAGCCTGTTGCATTGAGTAACAAGCCAACTATCGAGGCGAACCCCGAGTTTATCAGGAGGAAAGATCGAGATGCCTAATAGTGGCATTGACAGTGCAAAGGGGGCGCCCGTTTTGGGCGCTCCCAAGCACATCGTTTTCGACATTGAAACCGGGCCTCTGTCGCTCCCCGAGTTGACCGATGCTATGCCTGATTTTGATCCGCCGGGTAACATAAAAGATCCGGTTAAAATTGAGAAAGCGATTGAGGAGAAGAAACTCAAATGGATTGATAAGGCAGCACTAAATGCAATCAGCGGTAAGCTACTAGCATGGGGTGCTACTTATGCTAATGAAGACAAGTCTGAAACGGTTATTCACTACCTTGAACTTGACGAGGGTGAACGGGTAACGGAGGAGGATTTGCTTGTCAAATTCTGGGATTTCTATCGGGCACACACAGGCAACGGATCGCACTGGATTGGGCACAACATTAAAGGTTTTGATATTCCATTTTTAATGAGGCGCTCATTCAAATATGGGGTGCAAATACCCGGCGAATTATTAGTCAACGGGATCAAATGGGATAAGACTATAATTGACCTGAACGATGTGTGGGCTTGTGGAGACTTCAAGTCATTCATCAAGCTGGATGACATGGCTAAGTTTTTAGGTTGTGGCGAAAAAACAGGCAGCGGCAAGGACTTTGCCAAGCTATTTCGCACCGACTTAAAAGAGGCTTTGTCATACCTCCGAAACGATTTGGAAATTACCAAGAAAGTTTGGGAAAAGATCGGATGGTAATTGCGGCAATAGACCCGGGTAAAACCGGAGGCATTGCATGGAGAAACAACCAAGGGTTGGTAACGGCACTCCCATTTACCAGCGGCATGAGCGACGATGATATTGTTGAGTTGATCACGGTCATGGTGAATGCAGATATATATTACGTTGAACAAGTCGGAGGATATATCGGCAAGCCTCAACCGGGCAGTCGTATGTTTAACTTCGGCAAAAACTACGGCATATTACTGGGTGCCCTATCAGCTACTAATAAATTATATATAACAGTTCGCCCCCAGATTTGGATGAAAAGTCTGGGTTTGGTGAACAAGGACAAACTACCTAGTCAGAAGTGGAAGAATGTGCTGAAGGATCACGCTAAAAAGCTATATCCGAAAGCACGGGTAACACTCTCCACATCTGATGCACTTTTAATTTTGAACTACGCTTGTGATCAAGTAACCCACGCTTGTAATGAAGAAGACTGACAAATCAAAACTTTACTTATTATATTTTAAGAAGATCGAGAAAATCATTAACGAAATTGTAGAGGAAGATTACAACATAACGCCTGAAGTGTTGTGGTCTAGTAACAGACGCATGGCAGTGGCTTTTTGCCGGCAATGTATCTACTACACTTTACACAAGGTCATGGGGATCAGCAGCAACTCATGTGGTGAGATCTTGAACAAGGATCATGGGACAATCTTGTACGGTGCCAAAAAAATACAAGACTACCTAGATGTTGATCCGCAGTTAGGTGCTGCCGTCAGGTCATTGTCAAAGAAGATTACCGATAGGGTTGAGCAGGAACTATTCGTATGATCGTCAAAGTCCAGCGAACTGATAACTACAGTGTCATGGCCCGAGCCACTCTCGAGGACATGGATCTGTCATTCAGGGCGAGAGGCGTCTGGGCATACCTGATGTCAAAGCCTCAAGATTGGACTGTAAGGGCACAGGATTTGCAAAGGGCACCGGAAGGCAGGGACGCTATTAGAAGCGCACTGAATGAGCTTAGAGAGGCAGGATTGGCCAAGTGTGAGGTTATACCGGGCAATGGGGTTAGTTGGACGATTTACGAAACCCCTGATTTGGCCGAGAGACGGATTTTCAGGCGCCGGAAAACCAGTGCCCAGAAATCCGGCGCCCAGAAACCCGTCCCCTTACTAAGTACTGATAAACCAAGTACTGATAAACCAATTAATAAGGAACTAAGTGATGACCGGAAGGCTGAAGCAATTTATGAGATCTACCCTAAGAAGGTAGGCAAGCCGGCAGCGATAAAAGCAATTAAATCTGCATTAAAAGACAAACCGTTTGAGGAATTACTTAAACTAACATCAGAATATAACAAAGCAAGGCAAGGGTCGGATCACAAATACACTCCGCATCCTTCAACATTTTACAATCAACAAAGATACAACGATGACCAAAGCACTTGGAGACATAGTGAGCAATCACATAACGGCAATCAAGGGACGTACAATAACGGACAAGCCGGCCTCGAGGATGCACAAGCGAGATCCACTGAATCCAGATCGGCTCAAGCAATGGAAGACTTGGCTGAACTGGAAGACTGATAAAGATCCAGAGTTGGCCAAGCTGCTAAGAGCAGGGGCAACATTTATCAGGGATCTATGCTACGACTACTACGGGCCAAAGAGATGGTTGTCCCTGATTGGCACCAGTGGCGCCGGCAAGACTCACATGGCAAAAGGGATCTACCGTGCGTGGGAAGGCAAGGGCAGATGGTTTGTGAACCGCAACGGGGCAAATCAACCCCGGGATGGATATTACTGGGACTTCTCAAGATTTATAAATGAGATTAGGTCAGGGCACTACGGTGTGTTCGATGACTGCCGTAGAGCAGACTTTCTGATCCTCGATGATGTGGGTGCTGGTCACAGTCACTCTACATTCGCCATAGATAAGCTGTACGAGCTTTTAAATGAGAGGTTGGGCAAATGGACTGTCCTGACCTCAAACCTCACCCTGACGCAATTTCAGGAGTGGGATCAGCGGATAGCAAGCCGGCTCATAAGAGATGGTAACGAGTGTGTTGAGACAGTGACCAAGGATTTTGCAACTAGAAAGTTATGATTAATCGCACTGAGATTCGTCTTTTAGCTGAAGAAATTGAAAGAATTAAAAGCGACTCCAATAAAAATTTTGATGGAGGGTACAAAGCTGATTATGTGGCTAAAAGCACGGTTAAAGAACTTTTGAAGGAAATTAAGAAACTGGATGATGAGAACTACCGAGTTGTCCATCCTAACGAGGATACCGGCATTGGCCGAAAAGTCCTCCCTCTTCCTGCTGGAAGACTCGTTCGCAAATCGTGAACAATTTGTTGGTTTTATTACCGGAACAATAAATCCAACAGAAAACATTAAGAAAATGGAAGATTTAAGCAAATTTGAGCAAAGCGAGGCAGGGCATTTCGCATTCGATACTCAATCCAACCCAATCAATTGCCATGATATGTCGAAGAAGATCAGTTACAAAACTAGGCTGAATATTCTCAAGGGCAGATGGACTCCAGAAACATCCACAGATATCCAGATGTTGAGGGAATTTAAGAAGACCAGAATGAAACCTGAACGATTTCTGAAGAAATGGCAGCAACCCTAACCTCACCGCATGACCGGGAATACATCAGGTTTTGGCAGGACTATGCAGAGACAATGATCAGGCGATGTCTATCCAGTAACAAACCAACCTCGAGCGAAATTGAAACTGGGGTAATTGCACTGAAATCGTACCGCAAAAATAACAGACCTGACCTATGCAATTTGAGGCTGGAATTGGAGGTGTTACTTGAAAAGGCTAAACTTAGGCGTAAAAATTAAGGAGAACGATACAGTTGGTAATGCAACCGTTAGCCAATGTATTTCCCAGCGAGTCGGCAAGGGCACCAAATATGAACATGAGTACGCTGTTCACATCCCTGAACGAATTTATAATAATCTGACAGAGGATATGTTTGGAAGATTGTGGCGATCAATGTGGGAATAACTACCCACAGAAGATACCCTCGCCACAATCGTTCATAATGCGCTAAAACTATGCCTTTAAGGGCATAACTTTGGCGGATAGTAATTCATACCAGCAATACCAACCGGAGCGATATAACGAGATCCTCGAGCTTCGGAAGCAGGGCAAGTCTTACAATGAGATCACTGCCATCACTGGTGCCGCCCCTAACACCATCAGCCGCATTTGCCATGAAAATGCTGAAGAACTTGGCAAGTGGAAGAAACGTATCTCCAACAAACTCGGTGAAGCCATTGACCTCCTGTCAGATCGCTTGATCAGTGAGGGTGATAAGTTGGCGGTTGGTCAAATACCCGTTGCGCTGGCGATAGCCGTTGATAAGAAGGCATCTTTGGACGGTGAAGCAGTGTCCCATGTCGTTCACCATAAGGCACTTACGGCAGAATCATTGGAGGAGAAATTAAAGTCCCTCAGATCGGCAAATGTGACCAAGAAAGAAGGCACTCAAGTCATTGATGTTCAGTCAGATAAGCCTGTTTTGGAGTCCAATTGAATATAATAGTTATTGTGCGAAGAATACCCCCCATTGCTTCACTTATGTCACTGATTATCAATGACTTATGCACCATGTCAAAAGGGGGGCGGGGGGGGTCGGTTTTTGGGCGCCAGAAGAATTTTAATGGGTTAGACCCCCTAAAAAAATTTAAACAAAAAGCCTCCCAACGTGACCTTATTGCCCAATTTAGCACGGTATTTAAACGATTTAGCCTGTTGTCATGGTGTATGCACTGGTTAAAAAATGAGGGGTGTAGTTCCCCCTCGGGCGCCCTGCCGGGTTCGGACGTACCCATCGCGCCCATCATGTTAAGGGGAGGTGTGGCGGTTTGGTCAGTCTTGCCGCCGCATCTCTGCCCTCCCCTTTTGAAGCTTTTGAAGCTTTTGAAGGTTAGTTTATGAGTAACCCAATGGTAGAACATCGCCTTGTTTTGAAATACATCAGGGCGGATGGGTGCGATATGACGGCAGAGGCGGACATTGTTGAGTCTGGTTTGGTGATCAGGGCATTGGTTAGCAAAGGTATTGAGATAAATGAGGCGGACGAGGTGCTTAATGCATGGGTTGATAATCTGGATGACACTAAAGCGTTCATTGATTCATTGAATGGTGTTGATCCAGATCCAGATGGAGAGGCTTGGTGATGTGGTATTTTTTGAAGCGAGCGGAAGCGGAGTCAGGGATGAGTAAATCAGACATTTTGCAAGTTCCTGATATTGGGAAGCATTTAAGGCAAACCAAGGTGGGCAAGAATCAGACGTATCAGGTGTCTGAAGAGGGTTTAGCTATTCTGAAGGGGTATTCATCCCAGAAAAAAGAAAAGACCGTCAGGGTGCTTCAGAGGCCGATTAATCGTAGGATATTGGTGGTTGAGATGGATGGGAAACGGGAAAAGGTGTTCGTTAGGAATAATTTAAATTTCAGTGTTGGAAAACAGTTGGATGTTCAGTGGAGGGATCGTTGGGAACCGACAAAAAAGTACCGAGAAAGATCTTAATATGACGCAACAAATAATGGAAATGCAGACACAAACGGAACTGATTCAGGCAGCAACCACGGTTTTGGATTTGAAAACCGAAATTGGTAAGAGGGCACTTAGACGGGCCTTTGAAAACATCAAATTGCTGGATAGAAAGCAGCAAGATTATGGGAGTAAAAATATTAGTCTAAGCGGAGAGATAGGGATTCAGGTCAGGCTTCAGGACAAAGTTTGCCGGCTTAAAAATCTGCTTGAGAATAATTCTAATGCCCCACAGAACGAATCAATTTTCGATACCTATCAGGACATCGCAAATTATGGCATTATTGGAGATATGTTAAAGCGTGGTGAATGGATATCTAAACCCGTTGAAAATGGCACCAGTGGCCCAAATGTTCGTTCGGATGCCCCATTTTGACAACAGAGGAACAAAGGCAAGCTGAATCGGTTGCATACGTCCACTTGATCCAGTGGGCGAACAACCAAGAAATGAGGGTTTATGAATCGCCTGACAATGGCAAAGCCATTCAGGGGTTCATGGACGGGATGTTCTGTTCTAACAAATCAATGAACATCACCGGCATTTATGAAATGAAGTGCAGGGATTTTACGTTTGCGGAATTTTGGAAGTTCGACAACGAAATAATGATTCCGAAACGTAAATTCGACAACTGCCGGGTAGCCTCAAAAATGTTCGGAGTGCCCTGTTACCTTGTTGGGTTTTTCATCCCTGAAGACCGTTTATTTGTTAAGAAGCTATTTGATAATACTGGGACGATAGTTGTGGATGTGAGGCATGGCAGAAAAGAGACAACCAAAACCATGCATGGCGGGGTTGATAACCTGATGCAATCGTTCATCAAGGTTGAGAAGGAGGAGTTTTGGGATGGCACTTGATTTAAAACTCACAGACCATCCAGTGCTGGAAAAACCTACCGAAGAGGAGTTAGTCCAGTTGGTGCTATTAAATGGGGAGGAAGAGGTTGCTCAATATCTGGCTGATCGGGAGCAATTGATTCATTTGGAAAAATCAGACCCCTATAATCACCGTAGAGTTTTGCCTCATTGGAAAGATGCTGCCAAATTGTTGGATGAGAAAGATCAGGTATTAATTTCTGGAGGTAATAGGTCAGGTAAAACGGCATTTAGTTCATGGTATATCATGCACTTGCTTGAGGAGAACCCGGGCGCCCGAGTCGCTTGTTTCTCAATGACTCACCAGAGCAGTATCAGAGATCAGCAACCAGCAGTGTGGGAGGTTATGCCTAATGCCTACAAGCAAATGAAACGAGGCAAGGTTGCTGATATTAAATTCACACAAAAAAATGGGTTTACTGGTGAGACTTTTATATTGCCAAAAAAAGATCCATCCAAGCCCGGGAGTCAATGTTGGTTTAATGCGTATCAGCAACCACTGACGGTACTCGAGGGTTTTGAGGCGGATGCAATATGGTTCGACGAAGAAGTGCCTTGGAGTTGGTATGAGACGGCAGCATTCAGGTTGGTAACTAGGAGAGGCAAAATGATTGTGAGTGCCACTCCTGTTACCGGGTACACTCCGGTTTATAGCAATTTTGTCAACGGTGCCCGGGTAGTTGAATCCAAACCAAGTCCCCTGCTCCCTGATCGAGTTAATGTTGCCGGGTGCCCTGTTGGTCATATGCCATACGTCATGGAGTGCATGGATGATTCTAAAGGTGTTATTTTCTTCTTCACCGAAATGAATCCTTACAATCCATATGACCAAATGGAAAAGACACTTTCTGGTGAAAGTTCAACCCAAGTCAAAGTCAGGGCATATGGTTATACGGACAAATCCAGTGGCAACTTCTTTCCGAAGTTTGGAAAGGATCATATTGTTGAACCAGACCAGATTCCAAAGTCAGGAACGAATTACCATGTAGTTGATCCAGCGGGTAGCCGGCAGTGGAGTCAATTATGGATGAGGGTAACCGAGGATGGAATTGCATATGTATATCGGGATTGGCCCGATAGAAAAACCTATGGGGAGTGGGCAGTCCCGGGTGATAAACCGGAAGGGGATCTCGGGCCGGCACAAAAATCTGAAGGCATCGGCTTAAATGAATATAAGCAAAAAATCCTTGAGCTTGAGGGGGATGAAATTATTTGGGAAAGAATGATTGATCCTCGGGCCGGAGGTAGCAAAGCTGTAACCGAAGAGGGGGGAGAAACTCTGATTGATCTGCTCGATGATGGGGAAATTCCAATGTCATTTGCAAAGGCACCGGGATTGCCGATTGAGCAAGGTATAAGCGTCATCAACGAGTGGCTAAATTATAATCAAGAAGAGAAGATCACCGTCTTAAATCAGCCGAAGCTGTACATTAGCAGTGAATGCGAAAATTTAATTGATTGTATGAAGGAATACACTGCCGCTGGTGGAGAAAAAAACAGATACAAGGACTTTGTAGACTGTCTCCGCTATCTTATGACATACGATCCGATATATGTGGACAAAACAACATTTAAAGCCACTGGAGGTGGCAGCTATTTGTAATGGCATTGGAACAATTAAAATCTATTGAGGGTGAGTTAATCTCACAGAAAGAAGCATCCAGATATTCAGGTTGGTCACTTGGCTACGTTAGGAAGCTAATGGAGGCAGGAGTGATCCGGTCATATGTGTCTATCGGAGGCAAAGCTAAAGTGTTTAAAAATGATGTAATAACAGAACTAGAAAAGGGAACAATTTATGGAACAAAATGACAAACTAACACGGGCGAGCGAAACGCCTGATATTAAGGAGCTTCAGAGTGAGTATCGTCGCTCGATAAACGAAGGATTCACAAACGAAAAACTTAGCTACTGCGACAAAACTCGTTTAGCTAAATGGGCTAGTCAGTCAAGCGACTTTAAAAAACACGCTGGTCAAGGGTCGCAAGCATTTCCTTGGGAGGGCGCTGCCGACACAAGAATGCGTTTAGTTGACACAACAATCAGGAATCTCCTCGATATACTGATGGTTGCTTTTCAACGTAGCCAAGTCCGCATCAATCCAGTTGAGTCTGGCGACCTCGAGGCAAGCACTGCATTGAACCAATTGTTCAGATGGTTAGTTGGTAGCCGGCTATACAACGAACTTCAAAGAGAAGCAGAACTGTTTGGGGAATATGCCTTGACCTATGGATTCAGCGTTATGTTTGTTGGTTGGGAGCAAACCAGTGCCATCAAACTACAAAAAATTAAACTCGATGAACTTTTGGCAATGGCTCAAGAGGCTGATGCAAATTCAATTGTTGCAGAGTTGCCGGAGTTAATCCAAAACCCAGACGCTGAAGATCAAGCTGCCGAATTGTTCAAGGAAATCCTTGGCCTGAAAAAAAGACGGGCAAGGAAAATGATCAAAGAGTTGAGGGACACGGGGGAGACTGAATACCCAGCAACCTATACGCATAAAAACCAACCAAGCGTGGTTGCCTTGAAGCCTTATGAAGACATTAACTTTCCGCCGGAAACGGTTGATCTGCAAAAGGCCCGAGTCATTTTCCGAAGAGTGTACATGACCGAGTTGGAACTACGGGCAAAAATAAATGATGACGGTTGGGATGAGGAGTTTGTTGAGCAAGCTATTAACACCTCTGGGAAAACCAGTGAGTCACTTACTGATCAGATAGGAATAGCCAACTTGGTTACCAATGAAGCTGAATCAACTGAAAACTTGGTTGAAATCATATATGCATATACCAAGCAATTGAACGAGGACGATGTCCCCGGGGTTTATTGCACGGTGTTCAACCCATATGTAAACAGCAACGGAAACGATGAAATATATGCAAAGCATGAGCTATTAAATTATGCACACTGTATGTATCCATTTGTTGAGTACAGAAGGGAGCGCCCTGCTAGACGGGCGATATCTGAATCCCGTGGTGTTGCTGAAGTTTCTGCCTGTCAGCAAGCGGAACTAAAAGCACAACGTGATAGCATTATTGACAGGACAGCACTCGAGACAATTCCTCCGGTTCAATACAATCGGCGCCTTGGCATGGCTAACCATCTCGGGCCGGCGGTTATGGTGCCGGTGCATAAACCCGGTGATTATCAGCCATTGCAATTGACTGCCGGAGTCCCGGCAACATCGATGCAAGTGATCGACCTAATCATTCAGGACGTTGCAGAATATTATGGATTAGGTCATCCCAACATTCCACCGGGCAACACCACTATGAAGCAGCAAGCCATGATTAACAATTGGTTGTCATCATGGACTGAAATATATCAGCAAATGTTGGTTCTTACATTGCAGTACCTCGAGGGTGAGGATCTCACCAGAATCCTTGGGTTTCAATTGCCACAGATGAACCTTCAAATGATGCCTGACTTTATTCTCAAGTTCGACGCCAGAGAATTAAACGATGATTATGTCATGCGTAAGCTGGAAATCATTGCACAGCAACTATTGCCAATGGATGCCGGCGGAAGCATTGAGAGAAATGCTTTAATTAGCAAAATGGTGCGTAGTATAGCTCCAGACTTGGCTGATGAAATCTTGATTGATCAAGGCAGTGCAAGCCAACGCATTTACGATGAGGTGAAAAATGAAGTTGGCGGGATGATGCTTGGAAACGAGGCAACTTACCGGGAGCAAGATCCGGCAGCACAAACCAGAATGCAATATTTGCAGGAAATATTACAACGCAATCCAAAGGCACAATCTGCTATGCAAGGGGACGAACAGTTTGCTGCATTGTTGCAGAATTATCAGCAAAACTTGCAGATGTCTATTAGCCAGCAAGAAAATGCATCCATTGGACGCATTGGGGTCAAACAAGTGCAATGAACGAAAAAGTCAGAGACTTATTAGGCAGAGGAAATGCGGAAGATATATGGGAAGGCGTCATGCTTACCCTGATCGAAGCGGCGGAAGCAGAGGCATCTTTTATATGTGGTGCAAGCATTACGCCAGATGAAAGAACACATTCCGCTGGACGCCTTGACGCCTTCACTTCAGCTAAAAGAACGCTTGAAGAAATAAAAAAAGAAGCAACCAAAATGCAATAGAACTATACATTTGAGTATATAACCTGACTCAAAGGTTCGATTTATACAACCCGTTTGCCGTTTATCCCGGTGAACGGGTTTTTCTATGCCTTCCCTAAAAAGACATTGTTAGGGATCTGGTCACCTTACGACCTGATATAACATGGCTGATGAACAGCAAAGCGGAGTCCTGACCGAGCCGCAAGAGTCAACTGGTCTGAATAGTATGGAGGGTCTTATAGACCAAGCGGGACTTGCCCGGATATTTGCCGGACAAGAGGCGACAGAACCCGAGCCTACGCAACCTGAAGAAGAAGCTGAACGGGAGATAAGTGAACCGGATGTTCAATCCTCGAGTGAGGAAAGTGAAGCCGGCGAAACAGAGGAAAACGCTCTTTCTCAACAAGAATCGGACGAGGCAGAGGATGATCGTCAGGACGGTCTTCTCAAGCGGATTAACAAGCTAACGGCTATTCGCCGGCAAGCTGAAGATCGTGCAGATCAGGCAGAGGGACAAATTGAAAGTCTAAAGTCTGAAATTGCAGATCTCCGGCAGCAAGTTGAAACCAGAGATAACCGCCCTGCTCCACCAAGGAGATCTGGAAAATATAGTGAACTGGAAACAGTTAACGAAGTTGACCGGAAACTTGAGGAGACACAAGAGATCAACGATTGGGCGGAGATGAACCCGCTCGGGGTTGTCGAAGGTGATAACGATTATTCAGCGGAGGAGATTGCTAAAATAAAAGTTAATTCCAGAAAAGCAATGAGAGATCTCAGTGCTAGAAAGGAACAAATTATATTAGAGCAACAAAACTCCAACATGGTTTCGGATGCATTCCCATACTGGAATGACAAATCTTCGCAAATGTACCAACAAGCGATGGAGATTGTCAGGAACAGACCGGAAATAAAGGCATCACCGACATGGAAAATGGATGTGACTATGTACCAACTGGGACTGATGGCATTTCAGGAGATGATGAATCAAAAGAAATCGCCAAAGGCACCTAAGAAGGCACCAAGTCAACCAGCAGCACCATCGGCGGCGCCCAAGCAAAAATCAAAACCAACTGCCAGAGATCAATTCTTGAAGAGTGGAGGCAGAACCTCACTCACAGAAGTAATGAAAGAATTAATTTAAAATGGCACAGCTTTTTGAAAGTGATTTTCAGGGGTCAGGTGGGGGTTCCACCGGGCCAAGTAAACGTGAAGATTTAGCTGATTATATAGCTTTAATCGACGCAAAGGACACTCCGCTGACATCCCTTGCCCCTAAAGGGCAGGATCTTGGTAATATGTTTCATAGGTGGCAAGTAGACGCTTATGAGGTAGCAACAACCGAGGGTTACAAGGATGGGCAAGATGCAAGCACTTCCCCATCTAACAAAGGGGCAACTGAAGGTAGTGGGAGTACAAACTCAATTACGCACGGTGGCACAAATGCAGACGATTATGCCCCGTTGATTCAAAATCATCGACGTAAGTCAAATGAGTTGAGCAACTTTGGGCAATACTTTCGTAGGGCTACCAAAGTTTCTCCATTGGCAGCAGAGGTTACAACTCCAGCCGGCGAACGTGATTTGCTTGCTGCGGCAGTTGCTAAAAAGACAGTTGAGCTAAAGCGTGATATAGAAGCTACCATGCTTTCTAACAACGCCCCTAACAAGGAAGACTCTTCAACTCCATATAAAACCCGTGGAATGGGTGAGTGGATCAAGAATCTTTCTAGCGATGAGACGGTTGACGGTTCTGTTTATGAAGCCGACTACTCAACTCCTACTGGGTCTATCAAGGATATTGCTGGAACCAGTAATGTTAATGAGTTAACTGAAGGCAAACTCCAAGACCTTTTGGAGTCAATCTATGGAGAAACTGGAAACAGCCGTTCCTATGACTTCATTTGCGGAACTAAAGTGAAACGCTTTGTCACTGAACTGACAAGCACTTCGCATGAAGTTGTTGGTGCAAACGTAGATACAACACCGGGTGGAGACCTTCAAAATCCAAATTCATTTGGCGTCACTACTCCACGGGTTCGCACCTTTAACCAAGAACTTGGCAACACCGTTTTCAAGAACACGATCAGTGTGTTTGAAGGTGATTTTGGTCAATTAAATATCCATGTCGATAACTTCATGCCCACAAATTACACTGGGTATGTTATCCCAATGGAGATGATCGAGATCCGCTACGGAATGCTTCCCCGGGTTCAGAATATACCAAATTCTGGTTCTGGTGATGGACGTATTGTTGAAGCAGTCGCTTCTCTCGTTGTTAAGAATCCGAAAGGATTTGGTAAGGTAACCGGCTAATGTTGGTTGACCTCGCCGGCCTAGATGAACAGACCCTTGATGGTGTTATCAAGGAGTTCCGA